ACCATCCTGTTTTCCTTGTATTACTGTTTGAAGATAATCATTTGCACTTAGAGGCAAAACTGTTGTTCTACTTCCAGATTTCCAACCTGTGTCAGACATACTATTTTGAAAATAAGTTCCATATACATCACTACCATTTTTTCTTAGACGAAACTGCATTTGTGAATCATCCAAAATATTACAGCCTATCATTATTAAATACTTTCCAGCAATAGGAACTGTTAGTCTTCCACTACCATTATGTGACATTCCATTTTGAATATCGGCAGTATTTACATTACTCTGAACTACTAAACCACCAGTATCATTTTCTACCTCAAAACGTAGATGACCATATGGTTGGTTAGTTGTCATATACCCGTTCTGATCAATCTTAAATATTGTTGCATAAGAACGAGTAACATCTCTCATTTCAATACCATCATAGGTATCAATACCAAAACGATTCAATCCATAATAACCGATTCTTGAACCAGGTGCTGACTTAGTAGGAGTTGAGAATGAAATTCTACAATTATCGTTCGCTGAACCATGAATATGCAAACCAGGATTAAGAGGATCGTCCGCACTTACTGTATTGATTCCAACTGAACCTCTTGAGTTTATAAGCATTCTCTGCACCATACTCGAACCAGAAGGTCTTGTGTAGAAACCTATTTGTCCGTCGTCTTTATTTGATGTATCTGGTCCTGCCTGTAAATCAATCATCGTAACATCAGTGCCATTCCATACCCCGTGCATACTTAAAAGGGTATTGTTTTGAGCACTACGATTTGCTTGTCCTTTAATTTGTGGAGCATTATTACCAGATGCAGCAACTACTATTCCACTATTTCCAGATACTGTAGATGTTAAATTAGTTCCATCAAAAGTTAAGTTTGCTTCACCATTTAAAGTATTTGCAGTTCCAGAACCAGTTATAACTCTATTATCTGCATTATTGTTTATTGTTGTTCCTGAAATTGTTGACCAAGTTGCTGCACTTCCTGAACCACCACTTGTCAATACTTGTCCTGATGTTCCATAATTTGCACCACCGATTCCTAATTGTCCAGAACCACCGACTCTAAATTTTTCACTACCGCCAATCTGAAGAAGAAGATTGCCTGTATTATTAACATTTCCTGTAAGATTTCCAACAAAAGTTGTTGCAGTTGCAACTCCTGCATTTCCTAATTGTATATTACTTCCTACATTAAGAAAATCTCCGAACGTTCCAGTTGTTCCAGAAATGTTACCAACAAATGATGTCGCAGTTATAATACCTGCGTTACCTAACTGTATATTATTACCTAATTTTAAACTATGAACTGTTATTTCACTATTATATGTTACCCCTGATAGTACATCAATCGTACCATCAGATGCAGTTATCTTATCATTATTATTAACACCACTAATTACAATCGCCATTAGACTATATTTTTTAGTTATTTAGTTACATTTATCCCAAGCATGATGTGCTCTAATACCATCTTGTAAAACATAATGAAAAAATATTTGATGATAATATAATTGTTTAGATTTATCGTGTATCATTTCTAATGTACCAGGCATCGCATCTCTCCAATGTGGTCTTTCAACTCCTTTATATAATACACCATCACCTGGTTCCATATTCACTCCGACGACATCACCTTTCTTTAACACATCATCTTTGTACACATCTGGAGTCTTAATAAAGAATGGCCACATTTCTTTTATATTTGAACTTATGTGAATTGATATAGATATTTCACAAGCATGACGGTCAGTGTGTTTATCTAATTTTTGTCCAGGAAAATAAAATCGATCATAATAGTAGGTGTTATATAATTTTCTTCCTATTATGCCTTCAAGTTTAATACGTATATCACTATGAATTTTATGATATTGGGGGTGAAAATATCTTGAAAGTGAACCTTCAACTTGTTTTTCAACTCCTTCATTATCAAATTGATCTAATTTTTTACCCCAATAATTTATTTGACCTCTTTCATCTGGTAGAGGATGATAAAGTTTTTTAGAATCAAATATATTTTTTAAATACAAAAATCCATTATCATCAAAAGATTGATTACGAGTCCAAGAAGTTCCTGATTCTTTTAATTCAATTAAAGCAATTTCTTCTTCTGTCATCATTTCCATCTCGGTCCTATACACCACCCAACAATAGACCTTCGTACTCCTTTCGTAACCTTTAAAACTCTATGTTGTGTTCTAGAATCAAACAATACTATACAACCTCTTTGCCTTGGTGCAATATAACTTTTTCCATCCTCATCTATAAATTGTACATTTCCTCCCTCATAATCGTCAGGATCAGAGAGTTGTAATGAGAAAGATAATTTTCTAACATATTCACAATTTCTTTTTAAAAAATCTAAATGATTTTCTTGGTCATTGTGAGATTCCATTGACAATTTATTAAATGTGGGTTTGTATAATGCTGGTACTCCTGCATCATTATGCCAATGATAATATTGTCCCTCACTATACTTCGTATATTGTAGATTATTTGCGTCAATACAGGTTAAATCATACAAAAAATTAGTTTGATTTGCTTTATTTACGTAGTGCCATAAAAATCCTGCTATCCAATGGTCACTAGATATCCAAGTATTTTCTGAATTTCTCTTATCTTTATTAATTGCATCACCTAATAATTTTGAATCACCCATCTGACTATCAAAATTTTCTACCAGATCTTTATCTAAAATTTTGACAATATCTTCTGGTAAATCAGTGTAATACCAAACGCTTTGAAATGCCATAAAAAAGAATATTCAATTTATTATACTCTGTATAATAATTTATGTCAATAAATTTATCTTATAATTAAAATTTATCAAGATTCTTCTATCTTGATTAGTGCAACTAACTGATGCATGTTTTATTGAACAATCAAATGTAACCATTCTATTAGCAACACTTTCAACTTTTGTATCATCTTCAAATTTTGTTCCACCATCATTAGTATTAATGTATAGAATCGAAGTAGTTATATCTTTGTTTTGAGTGTCGTTAAAATCTGTATGAAATACCCCAGTCTGATTTTGTATGGTTGGATAATTTAAATTTGCTTTACATTTTACTAATCCTTTTGCACCTAATCTAGGAAATATACTCGTGCTGGTCAACAAATTAAAATAATCACTATTAATTCCTTCTCTATTCATAAATGCATGAAAAAATTGAGTTATACCATCTTTTGCTACGCTATGGTTATTCCAATACCAAGGAAAAGAAGAACTCTCAAGATGCTCCCTTAATATATCAAATTCATCTTTAGGTAAAAAATTATCAACTACTTTCATTTAAATATTTTTTCTTATCATATATCAAATAATTAAAAATGTCAAGAAGGTTTTGTTGGCCACTTTATATCCATATCTATTTCAACCACAAGATTTTCTGTTATGTCTCTTAGTTCTTGACGATATTTTTTCCACTCCTCATCATTTGGTAAAAATACATCTCTACTTTGTGTCCAATCAGATTCAAACAAAAATTGATTTCTCTTATGACGAATCTTTGCTAGAGTATACTTCTTTTCATCATCAAGATTTCTTAAAATCTCTGGATCAATAAATTTTAGATTATCTATTCTGTCATTAATTAAATCAATATCTCCCTGCCAAGTCCAACCTATCTTAACATCATCAGGACAATCAATCCAACCAAACTCAGATGATGCTTCAAATACATTCTCTGAAACATCAACGACTTTGTAATTATTTTTTGTTGGATCAAGATAAATTAATGCATTCATAATGAAATCAAATTTTTTACTTATGAATATTGCTCTACCACCACTATACCAGCTTTTCCGTGAGTTCCTCCACCTGCAACGTTCGCACCATGACCACCACCAGGATTTGCTTGACCAGAACCTCCACCACCACCTGAACCAGGTGCACCAGCACTATGACCAGGTTTAGTTGTCTGACCAAAACCACCAGTTGTCCACCAAGCTGCAGAAGGACCACCTCCCCAGAAAGATGAACCACCAACCCATCCAAATAATGAAACGTGGTTGGTTGTATTATT